TTACATCTTCTTTTTTATCGCTGATAACTCTCCGGGTCTTGCACCTGTTTTGAAATATAAAAGTATTCCGAGATCAACTATATCCATTTTTAAAGATTCAATATAGGAAATTATTTTTGTCTTTTCTTCTTCCGAAAATACAAGCTCTTCATCTGATTTATTGTTCTTCCTAAAACTCTTTTTTGATATTTCCATATCAGAAACAACTTCCGTTATGCTAAAATCTATAAGTCTTTTTTCTTTGCTCTTTTGAAAATACCATAAATCAGTGTTCTTAGATTGCTATAACCTTTCGCTGTCAACTCATGTTCGTGAATTGCTTGTAATATAAAATCCTCTACATCAAAACCTTCTATTGATTTCATTTTTCGTTTCCCAAATTCTTTCATGCTTTCGTCATACTGTCTTTTATATCTATCCCATGTAGATTTTTGTATTTCATTACGTTCCAACTTTCCGTTGATCCATTCTTTAAAAATGTCATATACCGTTGGATTGTACGCTTCTTCTTTATAAAAAGAAACAATCTCATTTTCGATAGATTCCAACGATGTCCTTTTTATCAATCTCCTCCTTTTTTCTTTATCCGGCAAATATGTATACCATTTTTTATCTTTTTCTCCTTGCCAGATTTCGTATTTGTGCATTTCAAGATATTTTTTTCTTTCGTTCATCTCAACTTGCTTGGTTATGGTGTTAATATCAACTATACCATTCTCTAATGCAAGTTTCAATAATTCGGTCTGACTCAATTCATCCAATATTAACACCACCTTCCCTACAATTTATTTATTTTTGTACGAATGCTTTTTATTCGGTTGTTAACGGTAGAAACAGATATTTTGCAATTATCAGCAACGCACACTTTGCTTCTACCGTGTGACAACTCTTCAAAAACTGGCATTTCATCATCAGATAAATTTAATAATTCTCTTAATTCTTCAAGTTCTGGCTTAGTCAATGAGGATAAATACTTTCCTAATCTCATAAGCCATTGTTCCTTTCTATTAAATTGATATATTTTTTCGTTTGAGCCAAGAATCTGCTGTTTCTCTTCGCACCTGTTCTCCCTGTTCCCGGATCAGCACCGCAGCCTGATACGGCTTGTGCTGCATCTGCCGCTTTGCTGACGCAGAAGGATCGTGTTCTGCAATCTGCTCAATCCCGCGCTTCCGGATGCTCTCTGCCTGCTTCCGGCGCTGAGCTTCGTTTGTTTTGGTCTTTCTCAACATTTAGTCCTCCTTGTACGGTTCTGGAAGTGGCTGCCATGCTATTACTTCATGCTTATTTTTGTAATGCGTTTCTCCCTCTTGTTTTCTTGTCCACCACTCACCATCTTTGTTCCTATAAACTCCAAGACAAACCTCTCCGTCTTTAAGAGTTACAAGCTGCATATCATAAATACTGTTTGCGCTATTTTCCGGCAACCGCTCTTCCACTGGAATCCAACCTTCATTGCTAGGGACATTCGTGTCCTTACCATCAATAACACTTACTTTAGCCTCGCCGCAAAACTCGAAACATTCATTAAGCCATTTCACAACATTCTTCAAATCATACGATCCATATCCGATATAATATTCACCGCCTTCAACTTTCTTGTATTTAATCTCATAATATGGTTTTCCATCTATCTCATGTGACACTATTTCTGCGCTTGATACTTTTTCTGTTTCATCCATGTATGAACGGATGATCTTCTCCACATCTTTCACAGCAATCAATAGTTCTGTATACCTTGAAAATCGTATTCTTTCAGTTGCTCCTATCTCTTCCAAAATCTTCTCTAGTACGTTCATCGCTCCACCCCCACATTCTCTCTAATCCATTTTGATATACCGTAAATCAGCACTTGCTCGTCCACGGTCAACGGCTCTTTCAGATACCCGTCAATTGTCAGCTTATTATAAATGTCTTGTAAAGTATCGGAATCCTTGAGTTCTAACTTTCCTCTTTTCATCACTCACTCCAATCTATCGCCTGCCCACAATTATGACAGTAATGCAAACATGTTCTTCTATTTTTTCTTTGGATAATCAATCCGCACGAGCATGCTAAATCTCCATTTTTTTCGGTTTCTTCGGCAACTGCTTTTCCAGTGCTTTGATTGCAATTTTCGCATTCTCTTCTGCTCTTGTATGATCGCACGTTTCATAGTAATCACATTCTTCGCATACTGCTTCATCAACGAATGATTTCATGAAGTATATCGCTTCTCTAACTTTCTTTTCGTACATTTAATCACTCCAATCCAATCTCTGTCCGCAATTATCACAATTTTTCTGTCCATACACATCTATATTTCCGCACGATGGACATTCATACATTGACGCAAATTTTGTTACATGTTCAATGGGCTTCTTCGCCGTATCCCTTTCTTTCAGACTGTATGCTTCCTCCGGATCCAGACCACTCTCCTCATAGTCTTTCAGCTTGCACAATGCTCCGTATATCTTTTGATTTGTATTCTCTGTAATGACCTGCCCTACATAGGTATCTTTCCACGGCAGACCTTTCACGCACCAGTTTCCTTGTTCATCCTGTTCGGTTAATCTTCCCATTTTCATCCATCCTTTCCGCAGCAATACCCGACCAGATACCCGATCAGGAACGCTGCCATAATCAAAGCTCCTGTTGTCATTTCCTATGTTTATTTTCCTTTCTCACGAATCCTTTTAAAACATTTACCCCAGTTTCATCACATAACGCTTCATTCATCAAAAGAAAATAGTTGCTATCTTCTTCTGCGTAATGCAATTGTTCGATTGCAAAATCGATAAACCTAATAAGTCTCTTTTTTGAATATCCCTCATATCTGTGCAGATAATCTGCCGTGATCAAGAAGAACAAATCTAATGCATTTCTCAAATCTTTTCCATACTTTTCATCAGCTTTTTGTTTTTCTATTCGCTTATGCGCTTTATTCGCCCAACTCATTTACCTTTCATCCTTTTCTTTCTCTTTCGTTTTGAACCAGCATACATAAATGCAGCCATATTACCAGTCTTGTATCCTATCGACTGTTTCCTCGGACTTCCACTGAAACTATGCTTTATTGCCTGTGCCATTTCTATTCGCCTCCATCAACTTATTTTCAAGTGAATCCATGTCGTACCGTCTACGCTCAAAATTATTAAAATTCTTTTCATTCTTATTCTTCTTTTTTTCTTGTTCGTGCACCTTTGATGCTCTTTTGTTGCTCTTCTGTTGTTCTTTTAGTGCTCCTTGATACTGGTAAACCTCATAATTTACAATGGAGACATCTGTCCGCTTGTTATTGGGATTCAGTACGATCATCTCTTCCGATTCCAGAAGTTTTAGAAACAAATGTACCTTTTTTCTCCCCCAGCCCCAACGCTCACTCAAATTTAATTCAGAAGTAATAAAACTCCCGCGTTTTACATCTTCCATTCGGTTTCCAACCATGCATTTATTATCAGAATGATTTGCAAGTAGGATTAAATCAATCCACGCCTGTCCTTTTGAAAATGGCTTGTCGCTCCATATTTCGTGATATAAAATATCTCTATGTATTTTTATCCAACCACTCATTCCAGAGGTACTCCGTTATCATCAACTTCCTGTTTTAAATAATCTAACCAATAATCAGCATCCGTCAAACGTGTCACATCCATCTCTTGAATACATGCAGCAAGGAAAAGAGCCGTTCCATAAAGACTCATGGTGTCCAACAAATCTTTACGATTTCCAAAAGATTTCTCTGTATCATTTGCTATATCGTCTAATGTCATTTGATAATATCCAGACATTTAACCATATCCTTTCTCAAGTTCTGATTTTATGTATAAATCCATAGAATGCAGTAGTTTCACTGTATTTCCATGTGATGCATGATTCTTCCATGCTTTATATCGCTGTTCAAACTCTTTTTCTGTAATTCTTCCGGCTTTCAACAAACGAACCATATTTCTGACTTTCTTCTTTGCTCTACGCTTATTTTTGGAAGTCAACCGCCGGATATATTTTCCGTCTTTCGTCACATAATGATGAAATCCTAGGAACCGTAGTCCATTCTTGACCGGACAAATCTGTGTCTTTCCATTCAATGATAGTCCAAGGCTTGATACCATTTCTTCGATATGTAACAGACATTCTTTCAAATATTCCTTGTCATGGTGAATCAAATAAAAATCATCCATATAACGTCCGTAATGCTCTATTCCGAGTTCTCCGGTTATCATATGATCTACGCAATCCAACATCAAAAGAGCGTATACTTGAGCAACTTGATTTCCAAGTGGAAGTCCTACCACGTTTGTACTGTTGATAAACAAATGATTCAGCCACATGGTGTACTCATCATCAAAGTAGTAATCTACAATATCTTTCAGAATTTCATGGTCAATGCTGTAAAAGAATTTCGTAATATCACATTTCAATATCCAACCGTCAAGTCCGTGCTCGTTGTAAAACGACAACATCTGCTCTTTCAGCTTATCCATTCCATACAACGTACCTTTTCTTATCTGTCCGGCAGAATTCGTCTCTATGAACACGTTCTGCAAGCGTGGGTGTAAAATATTGTCACACAAACAATGTTGTACTACCTTGTCTTTGAACGAACAGGACATTATCACACGCTCTTTTGGTTCGTATATTTTGAACTGACTATACTTTCCAATCTGATACGTCTGGTTCTCCAACTGCTCTTTCAACAGATGGATTCCCTCAAGGCTCATATTTTGAAATCTTGCACAACTTCCATTATGGCTTTTTCCAAGTTTCGCTTTTCGATAAGAGCGATACAGATTTTCAAAATTCGTAATAATGTCCTTATCCATTTCCAAAACTCCTTTGTATTTACCCATTTCGGGAAGGTCATCTGATTATTTGTATCTTTTCTGATTTCGACTTTTCGTCTACTCTGTCTCCTTGCAATACAAGTTGGGCGAACACCGTTCTGGTTGTTGTAGTTCCTGTTGTTGATGTTACCAGACGGCGAAACAACGGTTTAAACATCAGAAGACCTATATTCTTATCTGTCCTTATCTTTCTTCCTCCAAGCAATCGCCATGTGCTTAATATCTTTTACCATTTTCGACCAATACTCCATGCTTTTCGTGTTGATGATATTGAGTTTCATGGATAATTCGATATAAAACAGCATCTCGTCACAGTATGTAATCGCTTTGGTCTGTAATTCCAGACGATCACGTTTGTAATTTCTGATATCAGTTCGGTTCGCTTCCATTAACGATTCATATATACCAAGACACTTATTCTGCATTTTATCCACCAGTGAAAAGCGATATTTCTTCGGATAATGGTTGCAGTTTGATGTTAATCTCAACGTATGCTCGGCAAGTTCCATAGATTTTAAAATGACTTGTAATTCTGTTTCTGCCATTTACTCATCCTCGGATTCAAAGAGGGCAGATGAAAAGATGCAAACTGGGCGAACACCGAACTGGATGAAGCAGAACCTGCGGTTGATGAAACCAGACGGCGAAACAACGGCTATCCATTTCGTATCATCATTACATTTTGTGCTATACGGTGTAAGTGTCCACCACCATTCCTCAAAATTCGGAATCACGCTGCGGTATTTTCTGTATTCATCAATAGAAATCAATGAAACAAAATCTTTACAAGTTCCGTACTCTGACTGACCGTCAAGAGAAGACAAATCACGATCAAATTCAATCACGTTCTCTTCACCGATTTCATTAATGATTTTCTTGTATACGTCAGTGTTGAGATAATTTCGCAAATTACTTGATGTCCATTCGTTACATGAACAATCAAATTCCTTATCTCCCAGAAAATTCAAGCAAAGGCAGAATGCGCCATTTTCATTTGAATCCAGAATCTTCCATTTCTTTCCGATCAGTTCGAATGTGTCTCCGATTTTCGATCCGGCATACTTTTTCTTTTCCAGTTTTGCCTTTATCACTTTTAATTCATTTAACCCATCGTTTAACTTCCGCTCTAATTCATCTACTTTCTGCTCAAGTTTATTTTTCATCGCATTTTCCTCCTAAAGATACAAAGATATTAGATTTAAGATACAAAACTGGGCGAACACCGAACTGGTTGTCGAAGTCCCAGTAGTGGATGCTACCAGACGGCGAAACAACGGCTACTGGATAATTCAACCTGTCATTACTTGTCCACGGAGTCATTAACCACCAGTAATCATCTAACTCTTCATTCACGATCAGCGGATTGTATTTTCTTGCTTCATCAAACGTAAGCAATCGAATTCTTCCGGCTACATCCTTGTAAATGTCCTGATTATCAACCGTTGTTAATTTCACGGTCTGTGAAAGAATACTGTCTTTTCCAACTACTTCTTCAATCTTCGGAAGAATATCTTCATACAACACACGCTGCACATTAGAACCATTGAAATCTGTGTTATCACCAAATTTCACGTCTTCTTCCATGAAATCCTTTGAAATAACCAACGTTCCACCCTCGTCATGGCCTAACACCACAAATTCATCTTCTCCAAGGTCAATCACACCACCTGGTGCAACCGTAGATAGTTCGACTTTATCCTTAATTTCCTTTTCTTCCAACATTGCTACTAACTCTTTTGCTTTTTCTAAAATCTTGTTCATGTTACACATTTAATTTCCCTCCATATAACTTTTCTCATCCAGCAACCTGTTGAACTTCTCCAACTGCTTTTCCGACACTTTGTTTCCGCGCTTCTCCGGCTTCAATTCCACAGTCAAATGTTTCTCCATGATATGTGACAGTTCTCTTGCCAGCGTTTTCTTCCCCTGCGCAATTCCATCGTGATATCCCTTTACCGGTCGGTAATCTGCGATCTGCGACTTGCCCTCGCCTTGGCTACCGGAGGTTTTGTTTCGTAGCTGATAACCTTTATATGCATACCGTTTAATCCATAATTGTTCCATTTCATCAAGTATAGTTGTTGGATAATTAATAAAATTCACGTTCCATCCACAAGGATTATCTTCTGAATACAGACCATGCTTTTTCAATGACAAGTCGATATGCTGATACCCAACAAGGTGTTGCGCTAATCTTGTCAAAATATGTACTGCCTGTCCGACATAAGCGTATCGAAAACCTTGTTCATCTTCCCTTGTCAGAAAGTAAATTCCGCTTTCATCGTCTAATTTTGAATTAACCTCAAGCAACCGCTGTTTATTCTTCTGCTCAATAGCTTTTATTTGTCTAAAGTTTTGATAACTCAATCTTTCATCACCTCTTGATTTCTAATAGAACTTTCAATGCTATCATTCATTCCATTCATATATTCTGGGAATTTATCAAGAAAATCCATTACCTCTTTTTCGGTATTTACACTTCTGTTTCCTGTATGCAACACCTCTTTTTTGTTTCTCAAAATTGACATAGAACTTTTTCCATAAAGTACAGCCGAAAAACCATTTTGATGTTCATATGTTATACTCAATACACATCACTCCAATCTAATCTCTGCCCACATTTTGAACAATAGAAAATCTCTTCTCTACTACTATGCCATCTGTCACAATTAGGGCATTTTGCCATTCTGTATTTTACAAAACCATTGTCAATATAACCTCCTCCATATTCTGCTTTCTTCGGTATCTGCTTTTCCGATGCTGATATTGCTATATCATAAGATTCACACCTTTCACTTTCTGTATAAATAACTTTTTCTCCACAACCCGGTCTTTCATTTTTCAATATTTCTATTGCTTTTTGTATTGTCATTGTTTATCACTCCTTTAAAAAATCTGAAATCGACATCTGATTATCTTTATCGAAAACAAGCATTTCATCTCTTGCTCTTGCGTAAAAATTTCTATCAATTTCAAAACCAAAAGCACTACGTCCTAATTCTGCCGCCGCTCTCAAAGTAGAACCGCTACCACAACAAGGGTCAATTACTACGTCGCCCGGATCTGTGAATATTTCAATCAGACGTTTTAGAACTTTCACTGGCTTTTGTGCCGGATGAATTTTAGGAATTTCTTTTCCGTCACGTTCCCATGTAAACCAGTTGAAAATCATATGCCCTGTTCCCTGAATTGTTTTACCGTTTTCATCTATCTGCACTCCATTTCTAAATTTCGGTAGTCTGTCACGATAAAACACAAGTGCATATTCTGTTGCACCTACTACACGCATATTTGCTTTTAGTACCTGCGGACTATAATTCTTGCAGAAGACAAGCGGTATATAATGCACAAACCCGTGCTTCTCTGCCGCTTTAATGAGCGTCTGGATCTGTTCAAACGAACAAAACACAATCATGCACGGCGAATTACTACTTCTACCTCTTACAACTGGTTTTGTATCGTCTTTCTTCAACATTTTTGAACAAAAATGAAAATACTCATACAAGTTGAAATTGAAATCCGAATTAAATGCGGCTTTTCCTGCAAGTTTACTTTCTCCGTTTTTATTGTCCCCGCCGTTATACCACATTGGATTGCTACCGTAAAAGTTGTTTCCTACGTTATACGGTACATCCGCAATAATCAGTTGTGCCGGAGGTATTGCATATTTTTTGTAGTTCTGCATAGAATCTCTATACAGTTCACATTTTATTCTTTTCTTTCTCTTTTCCATTTCTTCTATCGGAGCAAACCATGATTTTTTGTGCGCACAAATCCCCTGCTCCTTCCTAAAATCTAATTAAACGGTAATTCTTCATCAATCCCATCCGGAATGTGCATGAATCCCTCCGAATCGGTAGGCATATTTCCATAAGGTGATTGTCCTGCCTGTACATTGTTGTTATTCTGCTGATTTTCATTTTTGCTCTCAGCAAATTCCTGCTGCTCAACGAAAATATATGCTGACTGTCTTTTGTTTCCGTCCTTGTCTGTGTAGTTATCAATCTGCATCCGACCGCGAACAATCATCTTCACGCCTTTTGTAATGTACTTTTCTGCAAATTCAGCAGTTTTTCCAACTGCCTTACACATGATAAAATCTGTTTCTTTTTCTCCGTCTTTTTTGTACGGTCTATCAACTGCAAGTGTATAATTTCCAAATGCTGTTGATTTTTCGCCTGTGGAATATCTCACTTCTGCGTCTCTGACCGCCCGACCGACAATTACAATGCTGTTCATTCCTTATCCTCACTTTCTGCCAATTCTCTGATAATGTCCGGTATAATCTGCCGATACATTCTTTGTTCTTGCATGAAGAACGCACACGCCCCGATTGCTGATTCTTCGCTTTCTCCATGACCGACATTCTCAATTGCCTTATCTGCTAAAATTCTGCACTTTTTCGCAAATTCTTCGCAATGTGAAAGAATATCTTTGACTTTTAATGTTTCTTTCATGATTATTCGCCTTTCTTAATTTCCCGTAACCCTCTTAACAATTTCGCACTTTTTAATTCTGCGGAAAAATAGCTTAAACCATCTTCTTTTATATTGAATGGAGAACCATTTATATTAGAAATAATCGCTCCTGTATATTCTTGTATAGCCGATACATGCTCATGTAATGTAGAAAAATCACATGTAAGAATATCTGCAATTTCTTCCAATTTATCAGAAAGCATTTTTTCTTTTTCTGATTGTTTAGTTGGATATTTGTTTTTTATAAATAGTTCAAGTTCTTTCATGCACTTACTGCAAAGATAAACACCGTTGCCAGCACCATTAAGGTAAAATGGTTTTGCCTGTCCGCTATGATCTAATATAAGTCGGTCTAGTGCAATTACTCCTGTTTTTGGTGGTTTAACTTCTTTTCCGCACCTTCCGCAGAAATATTTTTTTACTGTAACTTCTTTATACATTGTTTACTCATTCTCCTTTAAAACGGTTCTAACCATAATTCCCTTTCTATTCCTTTTTCCGCCACCCATACATCTACATCACAGTCGACCAATTCTGCTACTTCCTCTCTGAAACGCTCAGGATTGCCATTCTGCGAACTTAAATGTAGTAAACCTATACTTCTTAGCACTTGACTGTTAATCGTCTGTATGAGCCTTTTACACGTTTGCAATTCCATGTGTCCTTGAAGTACATGATTTGATTTTCCTTGATTTTCTTCAATGTCCAAATAATCATCGGAATAATTGCACTCGACCATTGCATGATTGATTCCCATTTTCGAGAAATCATATTTGCAATATTCCGCGTCCGTAATAAATAGCAAGCAACCTATTTTTTCATGTTTAATCAAGAAACCATCACACTCTGTTCCGTTATGCGGTGATTGGAACGGTATCACTTGGAATGAACCGATTTTTGTAACGTGCATACGATTCATTCCAACCGTCTTTTCTCCGTAGATTGTTTCAATCCGTTCCTGTACTTCATCAGATGTATAGCACTTGATCCCGTACTTCATGTACTGTTTGATATATTTTGCATGATCTCCTTAACCATGCTCATGAGAGATAAGGCAACCAACTACTTTTGATGTTTTGTAATCTATTGATTTCAACATTTCTTTTGCCGGAGCTCCACATTCAATAAGTAGAATTTCATCATCTGAAATGAGTGCATATCCATTACCACTGCTACCGGAACCCATACATTTCATAAGCATTAGACCACCTCGCTTTCATCAATCAAATACTGTCTGATAAACCTGTTTGCGTATTGCGGATGAATCATTGATCTTGCTGTTTTCACGTTTTTCGCACCAGTAACACAGAAATCTTTCATTGTCCTATGTTCCCATTTCTTATGTATTCCGACATATTCAATCGGTTCAAAAATAAGATTATTTTTCGGCTCATAATTCAAAAACCAGTACTGTGTTGGCTTTTTATAATAATCTCCATTTTCTCTGCGGTCTTTATCCACGATAGTTGCTTGTAAACACCAATAACGTCTCAAAAAATGTTCTTCTGAATACGGATTTTCCATTACAAGTCTCAGATTTTTTCTCATGCAAACGATAAATAATTTATTTACCAGTTCATACATTTCTAAAACTTCTTTTAGTAAATCCATGTCAAACTGCATTTTTCTCTCCATACTCCATTTGTCTTGACTGCTGCTCTGCCCTCTGAACCACAACATAATCTGATTTTCAAACCGAACACAAGGAAAAAATGCGATTATCAAATCATCTTTCGCCACCTTGTCAAATATACTTGACTTTCCATCATACGCCCCTCCTATTTCCGAAAAGAGGTCGATCACATAATCCGTTTCTCCAAACTCATTCTGAATGTCATAGTCATAGGCTTCATATCCCAACTTCTTAAATTCATTCTTGAATGTGCCGGACTGCTCAAATAAACAATGCGCTATCATTCTCTCACAATCCTCTCAAGCTGCCTGTCCAGCTTCTTTGTAATCATCAGATCCACTTCTTGTGCAGAAAGAAGCAAATCCTCCATCTGCCAAAGCATAATCTGCACATCCGCCATCTCTTCTACAAGATTATACATACATTCCTGATTGCTCTTTTCTGTCTTTTGACCATTTCCGCAAACTCTCCACAACTTATTGATTGCCTGTGTCAGTTCCGCCATCTCTTCAATGCATTGACGACTCTGTGCATCATATCCGTAATGCTCGGCGATAATCTTTATCTTCTCTGCAATTTCCATGCTACCCCTCCGTCACGAAACTTGGTTCTTCTTTCGCTTCCACGTCTGCCACAACTTCAAATGGTTGTGAATTTTCGTTTTCGGCGATTTCTTCCTGTGCTGTCTTGTATGTTTCGTCCATATGCATTAAAGAAGAACTTGCCAAACTGTTCATATTTTTAGGAAACTTTTTAATAGCATTGTTTCTCATTTTGCGTACAAACATTGCTTCCGGTGTATCAAGCCACGCTGCGGAAATAAACGGAATTGCTTCTTCGCAAGAAAGAATATCTTCTAATTTTTCGCAATTTCTTACCTTGCTTAAAATCTCCTCTTTCTTTTCCTTGATTTCCTTTTTTTGCTCTGGCGTAGCTTTATATCTGTCCTTGCAAATTCCAAATGTTTCATTCATCATATTGTTTCTGATGTGTGCGATCAGATTAACCTTTACGCTCTCACGCTCTGAAATCAGATATTCGATAGTTCCATCTTTCAGTTTTACCGGGTAAACTACACGAACAACTTTGTTTGAAAGTCCTTTTTCTTCCCATGTTGGAGGTTCTACTTCAATACCTTTTCTTTTTGGATATGTAAATTCGTCTCCCTCTTTCACAATCCAACATGGATATACTTTTTCAACATCGTTTCCGTAATTTCTAAGAAGTGCATCGTTACCATCTCCCTCAATCCCCATCTCTACAACTTGAATCCATTTATCTCCGCTTTTCTTTGTTCTTAACTGGAAGTAACATTCTCTCGGTACTGCATTTGCATTTAATTTCAAGCTTGCAGCCTGTCCTACGATTTCTCTCAAATTCGATGTGTCAAGTCCATTCAAATCATTGATTTTATCGCTATCTTTAACTAGTTTAAAGATATTTGTCATTGCAGACATTGCGCATTGCTTTGAGTATTCATCGAACGGAACACCGCACGCATCAAAATCTCTAATAACAAGGTCTGTTACAGAATTTGTCCATTGGCTGATTGCTGTATTCATTTTTACTACCTGTGTATTTTCTGACATAATTTATTCCTCCATTTCTTCTGCTAATCTTAATTCCCCATCGTACTTATAAACTGCACCATCTGACGTATGCTAAAAAGAAGATGCAAACAGTAGATTTTCCAACACGAGACGGCATTGATAAGCCGAAGAATTTTTGTTTTCTTCTATCCTCTAGATTCTGCAAATCGTCCACAACGATTTTGAGTGTTTTTCTTCTTGGTTGATAAAACCGCTTTTTAAACGGTCTTTTTCTTTCCATGCAATAAATAAAACTTTCAAACATATAATAGCTTTCCATTTTCAGAATATCGTAGTATTTATTGATAAGATCGTATTGCTGATTGCTTTCTTGGGAATACTTCTCTAATCCCCAAATATCTGCACCTGTCAGCTTCATTACGAATTGCTCAACAATCTCTTTTGTCCTTCCAGACACTTTAAGCGCATACGGAATGTCTTTTTCCGTCTGATATGCCACTTTGCACGCTTCTATCATTGCATCAATTACCGATTCATCTATTCCGTTATTTGATATATAATTTTCGTATGATTGGATTGCTTTCTGAATTTCTTGACTTGCCATAAGAAAATGGACGCTCCTTTCTTGCAAAATAAAAGAACGCCCATTTGCGTGATGCCTATACCCGATTGTATAGACCTTGATTTTTATATTTTATTTTTTCTCACTTTTTTAATAGATACGCCCGATGGAGTTTTCTTAATTTCTATATCATCTCCGCAGTTAAGAACTTTCGCAATCGTTCCGGATTGCTCCACAATCTTTCTCTGAATCTCTTTTTCACTCATTCTTCATAAACCTCTCAAATTCCCGTTTGCACTTACCACACAAATGAATGGTATCTTCTTTTGTTAAGAACACTTTTCGGATTGTAATGGTTTCCGTATCTTTTCCATCAAATTCCGCATTTACGATAGAAATATCAGATTCTCCGCTCATGATTTTTAAGTAATCATCTCTTGGAATCTTTACTGACACTTCTTCCGGTAGACAATTCAGAACATCTTCTACTAGATTTTCAATCCGTTCCCCACAGCGATCGCATGTGTACCATTTTTCTTGATGAATCATAATCCGTGAACCTCCCGCAATCTTGCCAACTTATCCACCAGAACATCGATTGTTGTCTGCAACTGATTGATCGTAATGCAGTCAGATTGATGTCTGTCTTCTAATTTTGCGATCTTATCTCTCAAATCACAGTTTTCTTTGGTTGTATTTGACCACATTGTTTTCATTGTGTCGTAGCCATGCTGCAATGCTTCAATCTTTTCTTTTTTCATTTTCATAACCCTCCAATTAATATTTTTAACGCTGTGTGTAGGATTCGAACCTACAAGTCGAATGAACGACCGACTGATTAGCAATCAGCTCCAATGCCATTATGGGAACACAGCAAATTTGTACACACCCTCCTACAAGGTAACAAGCTGATAGGGTGCTTTAGTGATGTGTACTGTACTCGTTACTTGGTGCACCGTTTTCACAAGTATTTTCTTTCTCAGCTTTTTTCTTTCCCACTCAGCAGCTCCGAAAAGCGACTGAGACCTTCACCAGCCCTAACAGGATTTGAACCTATTCCATGAGAGTCAAAGTCTCATGTGCTACCATTACACCATAGGGCTAAAGCCGGTCTTCCCGGCTTGCATTCGTTTTTATCGTGCCATGCTTGACACTAATTCGCCTTATAAACCACCCTCGACCGCCCAGCAGTCACTCAATTACTTCCAACGAATATCCAAAGCATCCAGAATACTGCAATCACTGAATTTTTCTAATCTCCTTTGGATTAAGTTTTTTGTCGGTTTATAGTAGCAGGACATCAACCGACCACGAGTGGAATTTTGCTGAATCTTTTTACTCTCTGTCATTATTCTGCAACCGGTATGCACCCTCGCTTAATTGTCGGGAGTGGCAGATAACGAACTATTTTTCGAGTTTTCTATTTTTCTTCGGACTATCGTGTTACTCGCAACCCTGACGCTGCTCTTTTTTTATTGTCCTCAAGCAGTAGTCGGACTTTTGCAATGCTACCTATACGCTCTAGCAAGCGGGTTTAATGTCTTTTCCTTGACGAATCCCCACGAGCTTTTGACAACTCTTAACAGCATTCCGCTATGGGGAGAAAGGTCATGCCAATGAACAAAAACCACGGCGATTGTGAGGGTGTGGATTTGCACCACACATGAATGAAATTATCGCCGGGTATGCGGTCATACTGCATTCCAGTCCATATCTTGTTAGAAAGGACTCTCCCATTACTCCATGCCTTTGGAACCGAATCGGATTCATTCTTACGCCTAAGCGTTTACCTTTTCCGCCACCTCACAGAATCCTACGAATATAAAATGAATAAGGAATTTAATGTGATGATAAAAGCGATTGCTCCGCTTAATAATCCCATTACTGTTTCTTTGGTTTTTACTCCGAAAATCATTCCGATCAAGAATATCGCAATCAAAATTAAGTCAAACGCTAATAAAAATCCTTTGATCATTATCATATCTCCTTTCCGCAATCCATACACTTCCAAACATGGCGAGTAATCCACGATCCGTCTTCCAGTCTGACCAAGTCTGACCGCACATAATCTAAATGCTTATGCTTGCAAAATAACCGCCTAATCCTCTTCATCATCTTTGCTTACCCAATCTTCACACCAATGGTCTCTTTCTACGAAATCGGCTACATATTCACTTTCATCATTCACACATACATAGCCTTGCATTTTGTCGTAGTGACCGTATTTACAAGTTCCGCAACATCCGTTCATGTATATCACCCCTTTTTGTTTTTGGAAAATTTTTAAGAAAAGTGGTCTTCACGAAGTTTCTTAATTTTCTTTCTCGCTTTAATTGCTTTATCGAGTATATCTATTTGCTCATCTATATCCCCGACACACGAATATGATATTGAACCGTCTTTGCTTACGATTAACTTATTTTTCAAATCATATAGATCTTCTCTTCTTTTGTACTCATGGTACATGATTATGTATTTAGATATTTTAAACAACCGGTTCAAAGCTTCTAGTATCCACCAGATAAATGCAATTATAATCGCTAACAATCCAACAATGCCTATTACGTTGAACAAAATATCTTTAACTACCTCTATTTGCATGAGTAAAATCCACCCCTTTTTATTTTTTGAAAATTTTTTGGAATCAGTAGTTACTCACAGTTTTTCCAATTCCTTTTTCAATCTTGAAATCTGCTCATTTACTGCACTTTCTGCAACATCTGTTATTTTTAATCTCAAATCTTCGTCAAGCAGAATCAAGGAAAAACTATCGATAATGTTTTCTTCTATTTTCTCATTTTCAAGAGAATTTATTTTACCTCTTATCATCCTGTACATTTCAACTCTTTGATTCAGCAGTAGATATTCATCGTTTGTCATAAAGGACTCCTTTTTATTTTTGCGCTACCAGAGGGTACTAAGCAGGGCGGTTTTGGCGATTCTGTACAGAGGGGTAGGTATCTCCTCTCTGTTTATCGAACATATGTATCTATACGACAAATAACTATTTGTCTTATACATATAGATGTTTACATCAATGAATTTGATTTATTTTATCTATTCCAAATGTATTTTCTTGCGATATTAAAATATATCAATCTTTTTCGCTCTCGATCCGCTTAACCTCTCCCAATTTTGGAAGCTCCGCAGCTGTCAATGCTCTTTCGCTGGTCCGTTCCTTGCTCACTCCCGGAAGATTCCAAGCGTAATGTCTGTTAAGCACTCCCAACACTCCAACAGGGTTTTGCTTGCCAGTCACCAGCTTGTTTGATAAACTTTCTTCTCGGTAATCATAAATCTTTTTGCCGATGTCTGAACTCTTTGTACTAAGTTTATTCCCTCCATCTCTCCAAGTTGCTATTGTATATCTATCAATTCCAGTCAATAAGCTAAAGCCTATTGCAGATACTTCTTTATCATACATCATACATAGATATATATAATAATCGCATATACTATTTACTAAATCATAATTGTATTGATTATATGTACTATCCATAATACTATTATTATTTATAATATTATTTTTTAGTTTAAGTGTATCAGATGTTGGGAATACGTGACGTTTAACATACATCAAGGCAGCATTCCAGACGCTTTGACTCTCAGCCTTTAAATCGTCAATGTTCTGTTCTTCACAGAACAATTTTTAAATATAAATCTATATCACTTTCAAATACTTCTACTGTCTGATCTACACCCTGTACTTTCTCCATGTTCTGCACCTCCTAACACCTGATAATAAAAAAGAGACCCACAACATAAAGTTGCGGATCTCCCGAATCCATTCTCACACCGCCGGGATTTGGGCGGATTTAATTGTATTTAATTTTGTAAATTAAAAGCCGTTTGTTTGTATGCCATTAATATACACCCGTAAAATATAATTGTCAAGCGTTGATTAAAAAATATCAATTCCCGAATGTCTGGTTGATTGGCTGTCAGATCCTCCCGAAAATACCTCGAAAAATGATTCAGTCAGTGAGTTCACTTTTTCTTTAATTTCTTTTTCTTCTTGTAGTTTTTTATCAAATACTTTTAGGTGGTATAATTTTTATACCTAACCGAAGTATAATTTTTATACCACCCAAACATGAAGAAATATATAACACGATATATAACAATTTACAATTTTCTCGAATTTATGGGAAAATCAGCACAAAAAAGCCATTTTTTGAACGTTTTACAAAATACCCGTCAAGACCTTGAAAAATAAGGCTTTACGTTTGTTTTGACTATATAACTTGTTATATACGACCACAAACACATATTCAAAAAGTGGTCGTATATAACATGATATATATTTCCGGGAATTAGGAAAGGGATGCTTTCACACCCCTTTCTACTTCAAAATTGAATAAAAACACACTCGAATATTTTTATTATTTTCATTCGTGTTATGATGCCAGACTTTTATATATTCGTTATCCACAAGCTCTTTCTTTGCCGTTTTTAGTGTCATCGGACTGATCCCGGCATCTTCTAGCATTTGTCCATTTGTGCGGTAAAAATAACCTGTTTTAAATCCGTATTGGCTGTACAGGTAAGATATAACAACGTAAAGCCATTTCGCCGATCTGCTCAGCTTTTCATCCGTCACCGCTGAACTGTTGCAAGTAAATTTTCCATTCATTCTTGTCCCACTCCGAGGAAATCGTATAACGTCTGTTTCTCGCCTTTATACAGATATTTTCTAAACTTCCGCTTTAATTTATCCGTATTATCCTGTTTTCCTCCGAAGTCTCTTTCCGGTATCTTCTTTAACTGTTTGTATGTCATTTGCGCCAGTTCTTCATCCGTATATTTTGCGTCTATAATCTCATATCTGGCAGCATCGACAATATCAAAGATAATACGGCAGCCGTCTTTGTAGTTATTGTTTCCCGGCTCTTCTTCATCCATAAACCGGATAAATAAATCATTCAGTTCCAGATCATCCCAAAAGAATACTACATCATGCCACCATCTGCCCGGCTTTATGTATTTCCGCTCATCCACGAAATTATATACCGGCTTTCCGTCAATTTCTTTCGGCGGCGCTGTGTTCTGAAAGTCATCTTCAAAGTCAAACATTTCTAACGCTTTTAACTGTCGCTCGATTGCATCATTTGCGAATGCATTAAAACTCAGGTCCGTGTCGGCGATCATGGCTCTTGTGCTTTTCGGAAGTCTAACTTTTAAAACATCAAATTTTTCGTCATATTTATCATTGGCGTTTCTTGTGTAACTTTTTGTTTTCTTATTCATGGTTTTTCTCCTCTCCGTTGCTCTTTTCATCCTCAAGGCTATCTAATACGCATTTTACAATATAATCATTTATATTCTCGATATTAGACATCTTCTCCCTTGTCCCTTTCGGGAATCTCACTTGAACAATATCAAATTTGCTCCTGTATTTTTTTACAGCGTTTTTCGTGTAGCTTGGTGTTTCTCCCATATCAACCGCCCTTTCTAGTTATATAACATGATATAGAATAATTATAATTTTAGCGGAGTGGCAAGCCTCCGCTAATTCTCAAATATTCAAGTCTTCTGTTACAATTCCCATTGCTTCAAGTTTTGCTTTTGTGGCTCTAATCTGGTAGGCAACTTCTCTTTCTTTGTCTTCCGCTGCCTTAATTCTCTGTAAATCTGTATACTGATCAATCAGTATTGCAATCTGTTCTTTCTCTGTCATTTCTTTGATTTCCTCCATTCTGCGAATCTCCTTTCTTCTGTCAAGTCTTGCCCTCTTGACAATTATATTTTACATTATTAAACTATGCTTGTCAATACTTTATTAAACTATTCTTTCATTCTTTCCAATTCTTTTTTTATACAGTCTAGTACAAATTCCGACATCTTCATATTCTTAAATGTCGCAGCGTTTTTAACGCTTTCTTTTGTCCCCTTTGGAGCCATTACAGTTATACGATCATAGTTATCTTTCTGATATTGTGCAATATAAGAAAGTTCTTTTTCTTTGTCTTTAAATGCCATTTTTAACACCTTCTTTCCATATTATATAAGGATATTAACATATTAAACTATGCTTGTCAATGTCGCCCGTTTTCTCTTGATGCATAAATTTGAAAATTATTAAACTATGCTATTGACTATATTATTAAACTATGCTATTATAATATCAACAAATAAAACAAACGGAGAAGAATAAAAGCAGGGCGCGCCCTGCTTTTTTATCTTAATATCTTTTGTAAATTTCCCCACGATTCCCAGCGTCAATTACATATACAATCAGTTTCCCGTCGTCTACGCTGTAAATAATTCTATAATCTCCAACACGTAACCGCAAAAGCCCCTTGTTTTTCTCGCCTTTTAGCTTCTTTATGTCCTCACCATTTGGAAGATGTTCTATTGCCGTTGCCAGTCTTGACCGCTCATTTTTTGGTAGCTTATCAATGAATTTTTTAGCTTTCTTTTTGATGATAATTTTATACATCAAGCAAGCCCCCATTCTTTTAAGCAATCTTCAAGCGGTATATCTTCTTTGTCCTCATCTGGTGCGTTTTCGTAATTTTCAACCATTCTTTGACAAAAAAGATCATCTGCTTCTTCGTCTGCCGCCACGCCTTGGACATACGCCAAAACATAGCCGATTTTATAATCTGGTATGTTGTCCAATAACTCAATGATTCTTTCTTTATTACTCATTTTCTAATACCTCTCTTTCTATTTTTTCGTTGACCGCAGATATAATAAAACTATTGACGCTTTCCGCTCCGGTTTGTAGAATTTTCTCTTTTGTACCTTTTGGAAATCGTGTCAATACCTTATCATAATTTTCACGTTCATATTTTGCGGTTGCTCTTTTTTGTGCTTCTGTCACTGGCATTTATCACACCTCTTTTCTATATCGTATCTATATATTATAGTAGCGTTATATATTCTTTTTGTCAAGCATTTTAATTCATATATCGTATCGTTATACATTTTGCACAATAATCAATATACGATAGCGTTATATATTTATGCAACATTCCGTCTTGTTTTATATACCGTAGCGTTATATAATATAACCATAGCAAAGAGATAAACAACAAATCAGGAGGAAATGAAAATGAAAGATTATACAAAATTTATGAACTGGGCGGTTGTAACAATGATAGATAGAAGCACACAGGACGACAGAAAAAGCAAATTAAGAGTTGAAGCGTTATTCTCTAGCCCGACGCAAGCGGAAGACAATTACAACGCACCTAACAAGGAAATTAGACGCTACACACTCCACGTTGATGATCTGGAGAGATTCGAAGAGTTTTACAACCATGTGCAAGACATCAACGAGCAATTCGGAGATCACGCAATCTTTCATATTAACGAGGGGTTTACGGTTGACGAACTGAATAAATTTAGACAAGTTTTAGGACTTTGGACAGATGCAAAAATTAAATAGCCGAAACGCTCTTAGGAGCGTCAGCCGCGGGATGGTCTCCCGGCTCTGATGATGGCAGACCAGAAAGGGAAAAACATGAAAGAATTTAGAATTGAAAATAACAGAATTTATAGTAATAGCGGAATTTGTGAAACAACACATATATTTGAAATCGTGGATAAAATCCCGAAAAATTTTTTCGTTTGGAATATCGGCGAAAATATGGGAAGTGATGAATATATTCCAATTTCCGAAGATTTACACCCGGAAGACAAGGACGACTACAGCATCAACCCGGCAACCTTAAAAGCTATTAAATTGCCGCAGGAAGAAGTGAAACTTCTGAGGGCTGCCGCAAGTGTCGGAATCGTGAGCAAATCCACCGCAGAAAAAGCATTGAAAAGCAAAAGAAAAGGCTACTGGAGTAACAGGAAAAGAGATCAGGCAGAAAAACAATTGAAATCTTTAACAGAATAACAGCATAAGCCGGACAAATTCCGGCTCTGTAATGCAGCCGTAGCCGGTTCCAAGCCCGGAAAATGCAGAGGACAGAGAAAAGAAAGAGAGGATAAAAACTATGGCTAACACAGTTAAATTACAAGGTATAAATGGACAGCAGAAAGGAACAAAAACAAAAGATTTGAAAATCGGTGATGTTATAGTTTGGAATTTTGGCTATAAATCCGAAGTTGTAGAGATTACACCAAGCAAGACAGGAAAAACAATCACTTTTATGTTAAAAAGTTTTGAAAGCGGAAATGTTTCCGCTCGTAAAATGGGCGCCGAAAGATTAGTTGTTGTCGAAAAACAACAGGAGAAAGAACCAAAAAACGAAGTAGAAAAGGCTATAAAAAACCGAAAAACAACATATAACGGAATTTATTCCGATGTCGGCACGGTTTTAGATAATTTCACAGCAGAACAGCTTGTAGACTATTATATTAACGTTTTGGGGTGCGAAAGTCCTTTACGTTATTATTTGGAGCAACAAATAATAGCGGGCGAAATTTCAAAATTAAAAAATTACTAGGCAGGACAGCGAACCGGGGCGCAATTCCCCGGCTGCCTTTTGGGTTGATATATCCCATTTATTAAAAATATCCGCTTTCCGGCGTGAGCGCATCAGATGCCGGGTTGTAGCTGATCGGCGGCAGCATAATCGCCAGTTATCAAAAATTAAGAGGTGATGGAAATGAAAAGAAAAATAAAAGTATTAATTGAATGGCTTGAGCTGTTCGCTTTATCGTTTGGATCAATCTTTTTTATGTTTATGTATTGGCTCGTATTTGGATATTAAAACACGCTCGGAATCATTCCGGGCTTTTTCTGCACCTTGACAAATGATATTTTAAAGGCTATATTTGACGATATAAGAACGTTTTAATCGTTTACACTATAAATATATGCTTTTCTAATCAAATGCGTTATACGGTCAAATTATGAGCGCGTGCGGTTATGCTATGCGTTGCCAGTTCGACAGAACACCGGACGCAAGGCGCAAAAAGTCCGAAAATTTCCCGGTAGTTCCGTACTACTTCCAACCTTGAAATCAGTTCAAAATCGGTGTGAAATTTTAGAGATTTCCAAACTGAAAAATCGACTAGGAAAACGCACCCCCCGGGGGTATCAAAAATATTCGGAATTTTTCTGATCTATTTTTTGAAAAAAGTTATTTTGTAATTTTAAGTCATTTTTTAGGGTACGGGGGATATCAAAAACGTTGCAACCTATTTGACTATATATAAAACATATGTTATATTAAATAAAAGAACAACCGCCCACAAGGGGTTGACCAATTATCAAGCAACATAGAAAATGCCACCCTAAACCGGTCAAAGTTTATGAGGGTGGTTTTTCTATGCTTAAAGCACTATTGACAGAACGTAAAAACGAATGTCAGCAATGCCAGAATGAACATTCCAAAGGCAATTAAGTCTTTAAAATCAAAATGATTCTTATTGTCCATCAGCACCACCCCCATTCTATGTAAGAATAGAGGTCAGCCACCCTGTAACACGGTTGTTCTTCGTACATTGTAACATAATTATGGCACTTACGCAATGAAAAGCCCACCAACCACAAAGGCTGATAGTCTTTCCTTATCACCTATCTAACTTATCAAGAATATCATCTGCCATTTCTCCAAGTTCACGGAAATAACTCACAATATCAATAGAATATTTAGGATAATGACCAACTTCTATTGCAAATATATGATTTGCTTCATCGAGATCATACTTTTCGCCCAATATCTTAAGAATAAAATGATATAAATTCTTGTGCGTAGTATTTTCTCTTTCACATATCCGTCTTAATCTCCCTCGATTCCGTTCGTACCAGTCGGGATTAATCGGTACTTTCAAATCATATTTCTTAATATCGGGTAGTTCATCAATGGTATTCTTCACAACTCGTTTCTCAAAGTAATTATTCACAAGCTGTCGTTGCACAGACCATGATAAATCGTCTGTAAAGGTTTTTACTATCATCAGATAACCTGTTTCGGTTAAGAGCGTAATTCCCTTATTCGGTATACTTAAATTTCTAATGTACGTATTTTGTACATTAGGATTTTCACTTGGTTTCAACATGAAATAATCCGTTCCCTCAATAAACCTTTTTCGATTTTTACTAAAGGCTCTCCTTGCAGTTCCATTAACTCTTTCATGCACTCTATCAATATCCTTAAAGGTCACGACTCTCTGACCGTTGTACTCACGAATCTGCATTTCGGTGTTTTCTACTGTCATAACATCACTCATGATCTGCACCTCCAAATTCAATTTTCCCGTTGGAAATGCACTTGCAAGCATATGCGAATCCAGCGATGAAAGCATTTTCTTCTACTTCCAAACAACTTTCGCAAAATGTCATGTATATCTTTTCGCTTAGATTGTAACTCAAAATATCTTGTAATTCTTTATTTAATTCTTTTCCTTTTTGAAAATAAACATTTCTGTCGTCATTGTCTTTATTCCATTGTTCATAAATCATTTTTGCAAATTCATTCATAATAAAAAATCTCCTTTCAATGTTTGACAACTACACCAAAAAGAGATACAATAATTGCGCATACCTTTTTGGTGTGTGCGTGATTGAGTAATCGTGAGACCGACCAAGTTACAGCGATTACTCTTTTTCTTTTCTTCTGTTATACTGAATTTCAATTCCTTGTCTAATTATCTTTGACCTATCAGAATTTTGTTCAGAAACCAAACAATCCAATTTAGCAAGTGTCTCTTTATCCATTCTTGCTCTCACTGTCGTATCTTTAGGATTATCTGTTAATTTCTGCCCCATTTTAGGCGACACATCATCATCTCCTTTCGCTTTGTAGCTACTAATTGCACTATCAATATAACATTGTAGCTACAAACTGTCAACTGTTTTTTCTAGTAAAAGAAAATATTAATTTTTTATAATTTTTTTTGCTATATTCGGTTGCTTTTTAACACCATATCTGCGATAATGTACCTGTATCATACAAAAGGGAGGATTAAAAAATGAAAACTTGGAAACTTGTATCTGGTATTTTATCAATTATCCTGTTCGTAGTCGTTGGTTTTCAATCATGTGCTGTTGGAATCGGAAACACGCTCGGAGAAACAGGAGAAGTTGGTGGAAGCGGAGGTGTAGTGCTCGCTATATTGATGCTTGCCGGAGGAATTGTTTCGATCGCTACTAGAAACGCAAAAGGAAAAGGCGGAAATATTTCTCTTATCGTTCTTTTCGGTCTCGCTTCATTCTTTGGATTTGTAATGGCTGGAAGTTATACCGACTTAAAAATTTGGGCTGGATGGTGCTTAATTAATGCTATTTTAGCAATTGTTGCAATCGTAAAACAAAATAAGGCTGAATAATTTAAGGGCGGATTCACCGCCCTTTTATTATACTTAAAAATCATCTATGTCATCGTGATCTTCTCCATCGTAATGATTATAATAATGAAATCCATCTTCTATCTTTTTCCCGCAATTGCAACATACATACCAATACCCCCATTCATTTTCACAGTCTGTTGTCACGCTTCTTTCCGGTCCGCAAGTGCAATATTCTTCTTTCATATATTTTTACCTCCCATTTGTATAATACCCACATTCTACCACAAAAAATTGCAAAAAGAAAGAAGTAGCTAGGCTACTGCTTCTTCAAAAAGCCTAAGTATAAACGCTCTTCCCATCTGCGTTATTTTCCTGTGGTAAATCACATGACCGTTGTCCAAAACCTCTTGCTTGATCTCCTCATAACCAAGATTGCTATAATCCGAATAGAATACCCATGTATTATTTACTTTGTACTGGATATGCTTATCCGCGAGAATTTTATTCAATTCGGTTGCTGATTTCAAATTCAATTCTTTCGCAATCTCTGTCATGGTATAGGTTTTATTTACATGTGTCAGAATTGCATTTTTCTTTTCTGCTTCCACTCTGGCGACACGCTCTTCTTTTAGTTTTGTCAAAAGTTCAATTCCAAAATCTGGATTATTCAGAATATTATCAATAACGTTATCTGTCGCATAGATACCGTGTTTGCGAATAGACGGGAGAATTTCTGATGTTACCCAATGCTTAAATTTCTTGGCAGATTCTAACTTGCTTCCAAAAATAAGAGCATATAGACCGGATTCGGAAATAACAGTTGTTTTACTTTTGTAATTAGAACCATCTTGCTCTAATAGCAATGTGGTTTTGTCCTCTGCATCAACATTTTTACTTACTGCACTACTAGGGTCTGCATACCCCAACGCTTCAGCGACATCCTTCCCCACAAAATACGGTTCATCTTCAACCAATACCATTCTCACCTGTCCAAATTCTTCATTTTTAAACAATTTCACTTCGTTCATTTCCGTTTCCTCCTTGATAGTTCTTGATAAACAAAAAAGGTTCACACCTATAAAAGATGTGAACCTCCCGAGTTCGTTTTCTCACCACCGGGAATTGGGTGGATTTGTGTATGAATTTTCTGTTATGATACTCCACAAATCCTATAAAGTCAATACATTTTTCTTACTATTTTTGCATGTATTAAAAAGACTCGCTGTTGAATACCTAGAAACCGATAATTCCAAAAGCAACTTTTCCCTTGTCATTTCTGGATTCGATTTTCGTACATCATCCAGTATTTCGTCTATTTTATCCATATTGCACCTCTCTTGACATTGCGCTCATTAAATCATCCAGAAGATAAATCAAATCTTCTCCGTGAATACTGATCCAGTCCGCCAGAAATTCTTCCTGTTCAATCGGAATGGATATATTGTATGACATCATAAAGCAATGGCATAATTCATGGCACAAGACTTTTTTGAGAAATTCGCCGGATAACAAATCTGACAGATACACACAATTATCATTTCCGTCTGTAACACCTACTGTCAAAGAACCATCACTCCGCCGCAAATTACTGCTTGCCGCGCTTACAAATTTAATGTTCCATGGTCGATTATTAATTATAAACTCCATATTGTCACCTACTTAAAAAAGGGGTCTGATTCGACCCCTTTACATTTTTAAACAACTTTTTGAGCGAGAACTTGCAACTTGTTCTTAAGAAGTGTCTTTTCCTCATTTGATGCGTCGGAAATCATTTCTGTAATATCTGTACCAAGTTCGGTCATGTATTTTTCCAACTCTTTCATTTTATGCTGCTTGTCCTCTGACGTGTTCCCTTTGTGAAGTTCCTTGGTTTCCATGTAGGAACGTCTGCTCTGTCCGCTTCGTCCCTCTCTTCCGTCGCGAGTATAGCTATTTTCAGAATATCCGCGAGAATTACCACCAGATTTTTCGGAGTAACTTCCAGAATAATACATTCTGCCATCTGATCTGTCCATATCGCGATAATACTCCGGTTCGTGTTCACGATACATTTCTGGTGTCATGTGATAATACGGCGTATAATTACGTCTACCGTCACCACGTCTCATAAATCTACCAGAAGTTTTACTTCTTGGCTGTCCACGATAATATCTACGCATATCAAAATCTTCATAATCCTCAGATTTTTCATCTTCTGGATCATGGTCATCCATTGCTTCTACTACTTTTTTGTAATAACAAGCCTCAAGATAATCTTTTTTTGCGCACATAAGGTCTTTGTAAATGTCTGCAACATCTCCAAATTCTTTTGTGTCTACATTATCAATGCCTTTGTTGAGCTGTTCAGCCATAGTTTCTTCTATTTTTTCTAGCATTTCATGTAATTTATGCATTATGCGTCACCTCCTACCGGACCAGGTGCTACCGCTGTTCCATCTCCGTTAATCGCTCTCAAATTATTTGTTGTGCAGCAAACTCTTTTACATAATCTGAATGTGCCAGAATCTGCGGACGTATGAACCACAGTTGCATAGCGTGTACGCGTTTTGATTCCGCAAGCTGTCACTTGATCGCATCCCGGTTGTGTAAGTGGATACAAAACACTTCCTTCCCCAATTTGAATAAAAACAGGTGCATTAATTACCGTTGTATCTGGAATTGCCTGTCCAACAACTATACAATATTTTTCATTATCGTTATAAGAGCCTGCTGGAATTCTTATAACAAGACCTGTTCCGGCTGTATATGTGACTGCTTCCGAAATAACCAAGCGATCACAAAGCCGACAAGTATTTTTACAAGCCATAATATTTTCCTCCTTAAATCAATATGGGATAAGCCATTAGACCTATCCCATAGAAATGTTATCAGCCTAAATCGGCGAGTTTATTTGATTATGCGCATCCACAACCACAAGAATTGTAGTTAGGGAATGTAACTGGCTGTGGCGGCTGAACCACATAAGCTGGCTGCGGACAGTCTGCTCCAAGTCTACGAATCAACTCCGCTGTCTGCGCATCCTGACTGGCAGTGATGTAAGCATTCTGCGCCGTCTGAGAAGCTTGGAACTTAAGGCTCTGGTTTTCAGCCTGCAAAGATGCAATCTTATCCTGTGTCAAGAAGTCAAGGATTGCTCTTGTCCCTGCGTTCTGACCCTCGATAATATCTCTTGTGCTGTTCTGGATCGTATTTCTGGTGTCGCAAGCCTGTGTTGCCATATCGTAACGAACCTGTGCAATTGCTTCTCTGTTGTCACAGCAGCACTGAGCCAGTTGGCTAGAAAGGTTACAGAAACCACGTTCTACGCCGTTAAATCCCTGCATCATTCCCATGTTTGTGTTGTTAAAACCATTTGTGATCGCATTGTTTAAGGCATAAGTGCTATCACAAACTCCTTGCTGAATTGCATTGATTCCGCTCTGCAAGTTGTTCAGTGCAAATCCCTCATTGATGTCGGCGCGTGTTGCAAGCCCTTGCAATCCCGGTGAATTTGCTCCACCATTACCACCAAAGCCGAAACCATTACCCCAGCCGCCAAAAATTGCGAAAATGAGGATAATCCAGATCCAGCCCCAGCCATCTCCGCCGAAACCATTTCCGTTATTTCCATTGCCATCGATAGATGCTACCAATGGAACGGAACAATTACCTGTATTGAACATATTAGATGTCCTCCTTATTTTTATTCATAAAGAGGAACTTAAGTATTATGCCGGCAACCTCTAATATGCTACATTCCTAATTGCTGTTTTACTTTCATTATTGCTTCATCTGGGTTTATACCCTTTTCCCTGCACAAATTTCTCGCGAGTTCCTCAACCCCTTTTGAATCTCCTTTTTGTGCCATATCAAACGCATTTTTCATAATCGGATTATTCATAGCCGGATTATTCCCCATCATCTGTTGAAAAATCTGCTGTGGATTCCCTCCGTTCCTCATCATTTGACCGATCATCATAAGTGGATTCATTATGATTCACTCTCCTTTTTAATCCTAGAAGTCGTTGTTTTAGTCATAGGTTTAGTCATAGACTGCTCTAATTCTTCCAACTTAGTTTTCAGTTCATCAAACCTTTGCATAAATACCTCTGTAACCTCGTTATCCATGCCTATTTTCATTTCCGGTTGAGCAGAAACAGAATTCGTCTGTTCATCTAAAGCAGGCTTAAATACGACGGTGGCAATCGTTCCGTTCGGAGTCCACGATTTTAAATAAATCTCTGACATATCCTTTTTGGGGAAAATTGCAACACTTCCATCCATAGGAACATCATTTGCTGTGATCTGTTCAACAGTATCTACCATTTTCCCATTCAAGCCGATAGGCTGATTTGGTAAGGACATTTGTGTCCCTGCCATTTGTGGTTGTTGTAACGTCTGCTGATATTGCTGCAATCCTGCCAACCGATCCATATATGGCTGTTGTGGATTATACTGCTGCCCATAATTATTCATTTGAGGATAATATTGCGGATAAGTCTGCATAAGGATTTTCCTCCTTTATATCTTCTAAAACTTCTTGAAATGCATGAACGGCAGTTGACTGACATCCAATCGGGATTTTCTGCATTTCTTCATTTGCAAATATTCTCTCTAAAAATTCATCGGTAAACAT